GAGACTGAGGTCGAACAGATCCCCCGGGAGTCACAAGGACCCCTTAACGACCGACTAAGACTGTTCTGGACGGCGACGTAGACTAGCCCCACCATCGAGTGGGTACTAGCGGTCTATTCATCGTAAGCCAGTTCACCTTCTGTTAGTCAAGAGGGTGCGCCTTCGGTCAAGTATTTGCGAATTTCTCTTATTCGCTTTGCTTTGATATGTATCCTTTCCCTTTCTTTCGTTCTAAATGAACGAACTAGGGGGTCGGGTACATAGCACTCGTCGATCTCCTCGATGGCGTCCTCTAAACAAGGACTATTAGAGATGAGGTGAGTTAAATTCATCACTTTCATTCTCTGAACATTAAGGAGGGTCACAAATATGTGACCATTTCAATCGACACCGGGATTCGAATCGACTGGTAGAGCGCCCCACTTCACTAACCATTCTCTGATATCTGTATAGCAGAGTTCGGATAGGCGAAGAGATTGATCACTGAGATTTTTGACTAATATTCTCTTTTCTCAAAGAGTTATTTCATCAACCTCCCAGTCCTTTCAACGGTTACCCACCCCTGCAAAACAGGGCAGATATTGTTGATTAGGATATGTGATTATATCGAGCAAAGCTTCAACTTGTTTCGGTTTTATGGCCTTTAACCAAGGCTGTATTACTTCATCAAGAAGAAGTTCTCTACCCGGGGCGTCATTTGGTGTGCCCACTCAAGATCTATCTGACATTGATTTCAGCAGTTGAGGGATTATAGTATAATCCTTCAGTGTTGCTTGGAATATGTCAGGAGGTATAGGTGAAATCTCATCACCATTGATAAATATTCTTTTCGCAATTTCTGCGGCAAGAGTTTTACCTTTGGAGATTATGGATTTGTTGGAGTTTATTTCAACTCCCAACATCTCTATGATTTCCCTGTACTTGAGCGCTACCCGTTCCTGAAAGATGGCCACGTCATCACCAATAACTATGTAATCTCTGAATCGGTTCAAACCGACAAGAGAAGCACAGTACTGGATGATAGCGTGATGTGTTAAAGCAAAGGTTGCTCATGAGCTCAAAAGGCCCATGGGTTGTCCCACGCTATAACGCACTGACTTATTTAGAGAAGTTATGTGGAAATCTCTTTCCGTCATAACACTTCTTCATAAGTTTGAGGCCTCAGGACCTATTATTTCTGCTAGCAGATCCTCCTGTAAATCTACAGGGAATCTGTCAGTAGCATTTGATAAGTCAAAACAATAGATGGATTCCCCTTTCTGGGTGTGAAGTTTGGTTAACTCCGCTACCCGGTTATGGGAATATGTTCCATCTGTTTTCAATTTCTTAAGTGTCTTCATCAACATTGTATGGAGACCTTTTAGAAGTTGCTGAGATCAGTAGTCACAAATAGCGACAACTCTTGTTTTCCCACCCCCTTCAGCAATGAAGTGGAGTCGGGAAGAGATTACGTTACTTGCGCCTATCGCCTCAGATAGGGAAGACATCATAGTAAGATCACCTTTAATAAAGGTGTCTTCTGGATGAAGCTTATCGAAAAGATTAAATATCTTTTCTGTAAGACCTTCCTTATCAACAGCCAATGCGTCCAAATGCGATTTTAATAATGCATGAGGACCATTTGGACCCGCACTTGAAGTAAAGTGTGGTTCCAATCTTTCTAAGGCTGGAATCGGGAGAGTAGGTATTCATTTACCTAGTCACTCCTTTCAGTCTTTCTTGAATCCTTGATATCCGAAGCCAAATTTAGGTGCTTCCGTTATACTGGAAGTATCTATCTTAGGTTGAAGATAAAGAGCACGGTACTGATATAAAATAGTCAGTGCCGCTCTCTTTTCATTAGGAGTTCCTCGAAGGTAACCCTTAAATCCATGTATAATGGTTGGGAAACCCTCTTTGTCACTCTTTGTGAAACGCAAAGGTTCAAAGGGTTGTTCCAGAGAATATCTCTGGGCAATCACGTAGAGAGCCTTAAGGAAGCTACAAGCCTCCGTCAACCCTCTAGCAGTAATTCTGTTATGCTTGACTGTG